AACAAAATGAAGGCAGGTGCATAATGTTCACAATTGAGTTGACACAAGAACAAATTGAATGGCTCAAATATGCGGTTGCCAATTCATCTCAACAAATGTGGGATTACACATTGGTAAATTCTATCAATGAGGCGTTAGAGAAGGCGGTTGCCTAATGTCCACCACCGAAAACACCTGCCTCAACTGTGGGGCGCGATTTGATTCAGTAGCAAAAATGCACGAATGTTTTGATTGTTTTCTCATTAGAGTAGGGGAGAAGTAAAAATGGGTGCAATGAAGAATTTGATGATTGATGCAAGTGACCAATTGTTTATCATCAGCCGTGACTTGGAAGAGGCATCGCTGACTGCCGACCTTGATGAGATGAAAAAGGCTCTGCGCCGTGCAATCGTCAACTCAGCTTTGGCAATCGCCTTTATTGAAGAATTGGGGCAGATATGATCACCAAGCGTGGCAAGCGTGTGCGTGCAGTTGCAATCCTCATTGGCGCAATTCTTATATGGCAGATTGTTGCCAACTTGTGGTGGGTCGGTAACTCACCCAATGCAGATTTTCTTGGTTGGTGTTGGGGTTCAATGACTGAATGTGAGGTGCTTTGATAATGGCAACACCTATTCGATCAATCCGCATCAGCGCCGATCTATGGCAAAAGGCTACGCAAAAGGCAACCGATGAAGGCAAAAGCGTGTCTGCAGTTGTAGTGCAAATGCTTGAGGCATATGTAAAGTGAAGTGAAGGCGAAAAAGCCACCTGCAGGAACGGCTGCAGGTGGCTTTTTCTATTCGGTCAAACTTATTCAGTGGCGATCTCGCCGGAAATACTTGCGTATGCGGCAAGATCAACAAAACTGTCAAGGTGGTCAGGTGATTCAATCAATCGTGCAACCTTAACCAACCCCATACAAATTGCAACCTGCGCGGGTGTGATCTCTTGTTCAAGAAAGATTGACCACAAGCTCGCAATGCGTGCGTGATTTGTCAGTGGCTTGCCGTAATTCTTGTTGCGATCACCGTGGGTCAGGCGCTTGGCTTCATCTAAAATCTCACCGCGTTCCATCATCCCCCATTTCATACCAACCTTTGCCCCATAGGGTCAAAAGGCGCTCAAAGTAAGCGTTGTAAGCGGTGCCGATAGTATCAAGGTTGTAGAGAGAAACTGCACGCTCTCGGATTGAGGCGCGGTCTAAGGTTTTGACCTTTTCGGCTGCATCCATAAATTCAGCCAAGGTGCGACACCTGAAACCTGTCACCCCATCAGGGTTGTTTTCGGTAAATGCTCCCCAATCGGTGGTGATTGTAGGCGTGCCACAAGCCTGTGACTCGATGACCACATTGCCAAAAGGTTCGATGTAAAGGGTTGGGGCGAAGGTGGCGATGGCACCGCCCATTAGCTCAGCCCGCTTTTGCGGGTCAACACTGCCAACAAACTCGCCATATCCTGATTGCTCGCCCGGCCCTGCCAAAATCAGGCGCTTGCCAAGGCGTTCACAGACCTCTTGGGCAATTCTGTAACCCTTGCGATCAATCAGACGGCCAATGAAAAGGTAGTAATCGCCCTTGCCATCGCCAAGTGGAAACATTTCGGGTTCAAGATAGCCAGGAATGACCGCATCAAAGAATTGGCCATCAGCCGTTGTGGGGTTTTTCCACCCTGCATATATTGAGTGCATCCAAGCGTATGACTCAAAGACTCGGTACTTGCTAAACACGCCCCCGTATCCCACGCCAAATTCCACCGCAATTGCGGTGGGAAAGGCATCGGCAATGGGCTTGTGAGCGCCCCCGCCGATGAGGCAAATGAAATCCTTTTGCTCAAAACGCTGCCCGATGCCGGCAATGACATTGGCGTTGAATGTCTGCCAATGGGGCAGGGATGTATCAAATGAAACTGAGGTGTAATGATTGGTGCCTTGAGCCGTTGCACGCATTGTTTCTGAGATGCAGGTGATCAGCTCATCTTCAACGCCTTCAGATTGCTCACCGGCGTACAAATAAACTGTGTGACCTTGAGCCTTCATCATCATTACGAACCGGCGCACCTTTTCAGTAAAGGCACAACCGGCATATTCTTTCGTGACTTGCGTGTGAGGCAGTGCTACAACGTGAAAACGCATTGATTCCCCCGAATCGTTTTATTCTGTTGGAAGTGTTATTGCCTGCCAATTGAGATCAGCCTCAACCCATTGGTACATAAGTCCATCTGTTGGGTAAGGCGTTGGTGCCTGCCAACGGCAAGTTTCTTCATCAAGTACCCAAGAGTCAAAAGGCTTTGGTGCAATGAAGGCATCGCGTGCCTCATCAAAGTAATACCCAATGCCCGCGTAGTTCTTGCGGTAGTTGTTGTTGTAGCTTGTGCGCTTGCATACCTGCCCGCGAAAATCACCGTACCATTTCTCCCAATCGGAAATGCCATCAACAACTTCATCTTCATTGCGCCCTGGGATAACCTCAGTGACGATGTTGTTCTCATCAAGAAATGCGTAGTGTGCCATTATATTGTTATGCTCCCTGTTCCCGCGGTGAATGTGTAAACTTTAAACCCTGTTGGGGTTGTGCGTGTATAAGTGAGACCAACCGCAATTGTAGTGATGTCGGGCAATGTGTTTGCGTATTTAATAATGACAACACCTGACCCACCTTGACCGCTAAGACCAACAGGTGCGCCACCGCAACTACCACCACCACCTGAACCTGTGTTTATCGTTCCAGGGGTTGCGTTAGCACCTGCCGTATTAGCACCTGCACCACCGCCACCTGTACCGCCAGCGCCAGCAGTAGGATTTCCACCTGCACCGCCACCACCTGCGTAAGTAATAGATGAACCACTTATTGATGAGGCAGATCCCGCACCACCTGTACCACCTGATGCAGCAGATATTCCAACTCCACCTGCACCACCACCACCGCCACCTCTAAATGGCGCTGCAGCACCTGTACCACCTGTGCCACCGTTGTTGCCTTGACCTGAAGGTGAAGCAGTGCCACCAACTTCTGATGAACCATTGCCTGAAGTTCCACCACCGCCACCGCTGCCACCGTTGTTGCCCGCACCGCCAGTAGGGTTGCCGTAACGACCACCACCGCCACCACCTGCAGAAGTAATTGTTGAAAATGTTGAATTCACGCCATCATTGCCTTGAGTGCTTAAAGTATTTACTGAAGCACCGCCTGCGCCAACTGTAAGAGCGTAAGTTGTTCCACGCGCAAGAGTTTGAGTAGCAAACTCTCGGTATCCACCCGCACCGCCACCACCTGAACCAACGCCACCTGTACCCACACCACCTGAGCCACCACCTGCAATGACAAGATAATCAACAACAAACGGCGCAAGAGCGCCAACAATTCCCCAGTCTGTTGGATTTTTTTGGAAGAAATTTTCCTGTGTTGTGTCGTAATAGAGCTGACCTGTGAAACCTGTCGGCCTGTTGGCAGTTGTGCCAATAACAATGCCTGATGCAACATCGCGTGATCTTGTCATTAAACTGTCACCGTTCCTGTTCCTGCCGTGAATGTGTAAACCTTGTAGCCTGTTGGAGTTGTGCGTGTATAGGTAAGACCTGCCGCAATTGATGTTATATCGGGAAGCGTGTTTGAATAGCGCAAAATTACAACACCTGAACCACCGCCACCTGCAGGGCCTCGACTTGAGAAAGAATCGCCACCACCGCCGCCACCGCCTGTGTTTTCACTACCCGCAGTTGGTCCTGAATTAAAACGTCTTGCGCCTGTTCCACCGCCACCTGCACCACCACTTGCTGCAGATAAATTTGAACCGCGAGCGCCACCGCCACCACCTGCGCGAGTGACTGAAGTTCCCGTAATGCTTGATGCTAAACCAGCGCCACCTGTTGAACCGCTTGCGCCATTGACTCCAACGGCACCCGCACCGCCACCGCCACCACCAGCAAAGCCATCATTAGTAGGCGTGTTGTTTCCACTGCCGCCATTATTTCCCTGACCTGAAGGCGATGCGGTTCCAGCAGTTGCGCCTGAATTTGGATTGTATCCACCACCGCCACCTGAACCACCATTTCCAGCAGCAATCGCATCACCACCACCGCCACCACCACCTGTTGCAGTAATTGATGCAAAGGTACTGTTAAAACCAACGGTGCCAGTAGCACCGGCTGAAGAAGAAGCACCAGGACCACCCGCGCCGACAGTAACCGTAAATGAAGAAACTGCACCAAATGCATCTGCCGTTAAATAACCACCCGCACCACCGCCACCTGAAGCTGAATCACCACCACCACCGCCGCCTGCAATAACAAGGTAATCAAAAGAAATTGCAAGACCCACAAATTGATTGCCAAACCAATTAGCAACAACATCAGTTGTTGCGTTGTTACCCTGCCGCGTGCGTTGCCCGTATCTGCTCATTTATGCGATTCGATTCACATAGCCAAAAATGTTAATGACATTGGCAGTGCCTGCAAAAGCACGCACAACAAGGCCATTTTGTAGCAATATGCCAGGGGCAACAAGAATTAAACCTGTACCTTCAGCGCCAATGTTAATTTCAATGTGGTCATCAGGTGCAGTAACACCGCCCCATTCAAGGGTAAGTTTTACTGTAGCAGATGATGTGTTGTGGGCATAAAGCCAAATTTCATCTTCAGATGATGTGCCTGCAATGGCAGTATGGATGAGAGTACCCGCAGTTGCAGTTGCAGCAACTTTAATGCCTTTGCCGTTTGTGCTACCGCTAAGAAGTTGCTTTGAGTATGTGGCCATTGTTTTCCCTTATCCGAAGATTTGATTTGCTAGAATGTTTTGATCTGAGCTAAGAAGTTCATCGCTCTCTGCTTTTGTGTAAACATTGGCAACGTTAAAAGTTCCATATGCCACAACAAGCAAAGTATCATTAAGAACTGCACCGCTTGCAAGAACAACGCTAGTGCCATTGGTTGCAGTGTAATCGCTAGTGCGAACAAGCAAAACACCATTGAGATAAACCTGTTCGGCTCCAACCGTATATGCAAGTGTGAGCGAATTGAGATCGGTGCCTGAAAATGTAGTTTGACCTGCGCTTGCAAGATAAGAATATGTAATTGCAGCACTAGCACCGGCAGAACCACTTGCACCTGTGGCACCTGTTGAACCCGTTGCACCTACGGCACCACTTGCACCTGTTGGGCCTGTTGCCCCTTCAGGTCCTGTGGCACCAACTGCGCCATTTGCACCTTGCGGTCCTGTAGCACCCGTTGCACCAACATCGCCATTTGTACCTGCAGGGCCTGTGGCACCTGTAGCGCCAACGGCACCATTGGCACCTGTTGCGCCCACGGCACCTGTTGCCCCGATTGGCCCTGTTGCTCCAACATCACCTGTGACACCTTGCGGGCCTGTGGCACCAACGGGGCCTGTGGCACCAATTGGACCTGTAACGCCAACATCTCCCTGTGGGCCAACAACTCCCTGTGGACCCGTTGCACCTGTAGCTCCTACTGCACCACTTGCACCTGTTGCGCCTGTGGCACCATCAATGCCTGCAGGTCCTGTTGAACCCGTGGCACCGATTGGGCCTGTGACTCCTGTTGCGCCAACATCGCCTGCAACCCCTTGTGGCCCTGTCGGTCCTGTTGCACCAACAACACCTTGAGGCCCTGTCGGTCCAGGCACTGTTGAATCAGCACCTGATGCGCCTGTGGCACCTATCGGACCCGTTGGCCCTGTAACGCCTGTGGCTCCGATTGGGCCTGTGGCACCTGCAGGGCCTGTGGCTCCTGTGGCACCTGTAAGACCGGTTGCGATTGTAATGACTGCGAGAAGTTGAAAGTTTGAAAAGTTGGTTGTACCCGTGCCACCTGATGAATCAATAACAACAGGCAATTCGACATACCCTGTTTGCAAGGTTGGTGCGCCAGTAATTAAGAATTTTTGGAAGTTGTTGTTGACATCTCGATCTTGAATAATAATAAAATCATTTGCTTTAAGTAATGCAAGCAAGAAATCAATGTCATCGCCGTTATCGTCAATGTGATCTATATTGATGCGGGTTGAATTGATTTGCGTTGCATTACCCCAACGAATATCACCTGAACCTGGCTTGCCTGTTGTGCTTGAAGTATCTGCTGCATATTCAAAGATTGATGCAGACCCACCATTGGCACCTGCAGGCCCGCTTGCACCTGTTGCACCCGTTGGACCTTGATCACCCGTTGCACCAATTGGACCCGTTGCACCTGTGGCACCGATTGGACCTGTAACACCTGTTGGTCCTGGCACAAAAGAATCCGCACCCGTTGGACCTGTGGCACCAATTGGACCTGTTGAACCTGTGGCACCAACAACGCCTTGAGGCCCTGTCGCGCCTGTGGCTCCGACATCGCCCTGAATACCTGTGGCACCTGTCAAGCCCGTTGGACCGACTTCGCCTGTGGCACCTGTTGCGCCAATTGGACCTGTTGAACCTGATGCGCCGATTGGTCCTGTTACACCAATTTCACCTTGGATTCCCTGAATACCTTGTTGGCCGGTTGCTCCGATTGGACCTGTTGGGCCTGTAACTCCGATTGGACCTGTTACACCAACGGGGCCTGTTGCACCTGTTGGACCGCTTACGCCTTGAACACCTGTTGCACCAATTGGACCCGTGACACCCGTTTGACCCGTTGCACCTGTAGCTCCAACAACACCTTGGGGGCCTGTTGGCCCTGTTGCACCTGCAGGGCCTTGTGGACCTTGTTCATTGCTGACAATTACTTCAGCGCTTGATGCAATTTCAACAATAACATCTGTGGTGCTTGATGATACATAAACAATTGAACTCATCGAGTCACCTCAGGCGAAATGTTAAGTTCACCCTGAACAAGTCGAGTGACCGCGCCAACGGCTGAAATCAATTCAAGGTCATAAACATATTCACCGGCAGGCAAAAGTGCAGTCTGTGTTGCAGTGCGATCAAGTGAGATTGTGCCTGCTGCACCACCAAGAGTGATGCCACCACCGGCAGTTGTGGTGAGAGATAAAACTGTGTCAGTTTCTTCAATATCAATGCGAGCCTGTAGGCGTGCAGTCCAATTGGTTATGTTCACAGGAACATCATCAATTTTCCAAGTCAAAAGTAAATTGAACGTTGCCCCTTGTTCAATGGTGAAATCAAGTGTGCCTGCTGCCATTTGTTTTGCTCCCAATAAGTCGGATGAATCAATCTTTGAACTTGGGCTTGCCAAATCCTACAATATAAACTGAAACTGATTTTTTTAGACTGCCACTGTTTTTGACTTTGTAGGCTCGCACCTTGCGGCAGACTTGCCCGCCGTTGCGCTGATCGCCTTTTTTGTCAGGGCTTGTGTTGCCTTCAATGACTGTCACCAAGCCTTTTGCCTCATCAACACGGGCAACAATGCCGATGTGAGAAATTCGGTCAAGCGAATCCATTGGGAAATCAAAGAAAGCGAGATCACCAACCTCAGGGGTGGCATTTTCTACCATCTGAAAGCGCCCTTGCTTTTCAAGAGCTTT